TGGTTACAGTTTTGAAATACCAAAAGACTTAGACCCTATACCTGAGATTGCTGCTAAGTTAAAAAATACAAACAGCCCTGAATATAAAAATTTAATTAAAAATGTAAAAGAAGTAGGTAAAAAATTTATTAAAGATATTGATAAGTATGATGAGAAAGATTTACTTAAAATATTTGATAACCCTAAGTTTCAACAATTTAAAAAATTCATACCAAGATTAGTTTCTACTGATGATTTTTCTGAAAGAAGATATGCATCAGCAAATAACATCATGTCTGATGCCACTTATGTAGATGATGAAGAACAAACATTTGCAGAAAGAAATCCTATCACCACAGGAGTAGGTTTAACTGTACCAAGTGCAGTAGCTGTACAAAAAGCAGCAGGTGTTCCAATATTAAAAGCATTAACAAATATTGGTAAGTATCCTTTGAAAGCTATCGGCTCTTTACCTGGAGCTGCGTACTTTGCTGGTGATACTATTCAAAAAAATTTAGCAGAGGGAAAAAGTATTCCAGACGCTGTGATTGATAAAGAAGTAGGAATAGAATTATTATTACCAGAGGCAGTTAAAAGATTTGGACCTTTAATGATGAAAGCTGCAAGGGTATCTACGCCTATTGGTGCAACGATTACTGCAGCTGGTCTTGCTAAAGATGCTTATCAAAGAGCACAAGAATTAAAAGCAATGTCTCCTGCACAAAGAGCAGAGCTTGCAAGAATAAGAGATGATTTTTCTTTTGGAGAATATTCAGGAGCAAAAGATGGTGGATTAATGAGACAAGGTTTTGCAGAAGGACCAAAAGATCCTGGTAGAAGAACCTTTATGAAAATTATGGGTGGACTAGCATCACTACCTATTCTTGGTAGGTTCTTTGAAGTTGGTGAGAAAGCTACTCCTGTTGCAAAAAAATTTTTTACAGAAGTACAACAACTAACTGACACTTCAACTCAAATGCCTTCATGGTTTCCATCATTCTTAAATAAATTTAGAAAAGAAGGAAAAGCAGAAAATGTATTTGAACAGAAAAAAGTAGAGGTTAGTAAAGCAGAATATGATCTTGCAGTATCAGAAGGTAAAGCACAGAAGTATTATACTGATGTAGCTAGAACAGATGAGTATAAAGCAAGCACTCCTGATCACATGGATTATTTTAAATTAGAGGACACAGATAAAGTATTGTACACAAAATATACAAATGAAAAAGTTCCTGGTGTACGAGTTGATGATGTGGATGGTCAGATTGATGTTGTTTTTGAAAACGATTATTCTCAACCGGTTATAATTAATTATACTTCACCAGGTGCAAAAGGTCCTGATGTGGGTAGACCTGATATGGTTATGGAGGGTATTGCAAAACAAGAGACAAAACCAAAAGGAGATTTTTCTGCTGTTGATCAGGAAGTATATGCAACAGATCCGGATGGAGGTTTTGAGGCACAAGAATATGTTGCTGACACACTTGATGATATGATGGAGGGCCAAACTCGTATGATGGAAGAATACGCAACTGGTAAAAAAACAAAATTATCTAGAGGTGAAGGTAGAGTTATTGAGGCTGAAATAAGAGCAGAGCAAGCAGCAGAGTCAGCTGCGGAGGCGGCAGAAGATTTTGATTAAGAGATTAACAACCACAATACCACCAGAAAGAGGACCAACACCACAAGGGTTGAATTTATCCTATAATACTGTTAAAGATGTTAAACTTACGGAGAAAATAAATGGCAGAAGACAATATAGACAAGGCTCTCCCAAACGAGCCAAGAAAAAAATTTGAAGTACCAGGCGAGGAAGAAATTCAAGAAACAATTGTTGAAGCACAAGAGGTAGCTTCAGAATCTCCTGATGATGTAGAGATACAAGAAAATGAAGATGGATCAGTAGATATAGATCTTGATCCAGCTGCAGCATCACCAGAGGGTGGTGATGAGCATTATGCAAATCTAGCAGAATTTTTACCAGACGAAGTATTAGGAAGATTAGCTTCAGACCTAAATTCTAAATACATGGATTATATGTCTTCAAGAAAAGATTGGGAGCAAAGTTATACAAAAGGTTTAGACTTACTTGGTTTTAAATATGACAACAGAACAGAACCTTTTTCTGGAGCTTCAGGTGCAACACACCCAGTATTAGCAGAAGCAGTCACACAGTTTCAAGCTTTAGCTTACAAAGAATTATTACCAGCTGATGGACCTGTAAGAACACAGATCTTAGGAATGCCCTCATCAGAAAAAACAAGTCAAGCAACACGTGTAAAAGATTTTATGAATTATCAAATCATGGATCAAATGAAGGAATATGAACCTGAGTTTGATTCTATGCTATTTCATTTACCTCTTTCAGGTAGTACTTTTAAAAAAGTTTACTACGATGAGATGGAACAAAGAGCCGTAAGTAAATTTGTTCCAGCAGATGATTTAATCGTTCCGTACACGGCTACCTCATTAGACGATGCGGAAGCGATTATTCATCGCGTAAAAATTTCAGAAAATGATTTAAGAAAACAACAAGTGGCTGGTTTCTATAGAGATGTAGATTTAGGTAAACCGCAAGATAAAGAAACAGATGTAGAAAAAAAAGAAAGAGAACTTGAGGGAACTACAAAATCTAGAAATGAAGATGTGTTTACTTTATTAGAGTGTCATGTTGATTTAGACCTAGAAGGTTTTGAACAAGTAGATCCAGAAACTAATGAACCGTCAGGAATTAAAATTCCATACATTGTTACATTAGAGGAAGGCTCAAGAGAAATATTATCTATTAAAAGAAATTTTGAGATAGGTGATTCAAAGAAAAATAAAATACAATATTTTGTACATTTTAAATTTTTACCAGGTTTGGGCTTTTATGGTTTTGGTTTAATTCACATGATTGGTGGACTTTCTAGAACAGCTACTGCAGCTTTAAGACAATTATTAGATGCAGGTACTTTATCTAATCTGCCAGCTGGTTTTAAAATGCGTGGTATTAGAATTAGAGATGATGCACAATCAATACAACCAGGTGAGTTTAGAGATGTAGATGCACCAGGTGGTAATCTAAGAGATTCATTTATGATGCTTCCGTTTAAAGAACCATCACAAACATTATTACAATTAATGGGAGTTGTAGTAGGTGCAGGTCAAAGATTTGCATCAATTGCAGATCTACAAGTTGGTGATGGAAATCAACAAGCAGCAGTTGGAACTACAGTCGCTCTTCTTGAAAGAGGGTCAAGAACAATGTCTGCTATTCACAAAAGAATTTACTCTGCTTTAAAAAATGAGTTCAGACTTTTAGCAAGAGTATTCAAGTTATATCTACCTCAGGAATATCCGTATGACGTAGTTGGGGCTCAAAGAATGATTAAACAATCTGACTTTGATGATAGAGTAGATATATTGCCAGTTGCGGATCCCAACATTTTTTCACAAACACAGCGTATTTCTCTCGCGCAATCAGAGCTGCAACTGGCCACTTCAAATCCACAAATGCATAATATGTATCAAGCGTACAGAAATATGTATGAGGCTTTAGGTGTAAAAAATATTGATCAGATATTAGTGAAGCCTATGCCACCTACACCAAAAGATCCTGCGTTAGAACATATTGATGCATTAAGTGGTAGACCTTTTCAGGCTTTTCCTGGTCAGGATCACAGAGCACACATCACATCTCATTTAAATTTTATGGCAACAAACATGGCAAGAAATAATCCGATGGTTATGGCTGCTTTAGAAAAAAATATTTTTGAACATATTAGTTTAATGGCTCAAGAACAGATTGAATTAGAGTTTAGAAATGAGTTACAACAGTTGCAACAGCTACAAATGCAGGCACAAGCTAATCCAATGATGGCTCAACAGATGCAAATGCAGATTATGCAAATAACTCAGCAGATTGAAGCAAGAAAAGCTCAATTAATTGCTGAGATGATGGAAGAATTTATGAATGAAGAGAAGAAAATTACTTCTCAATTTGATAATGATCCTATTGCTAAGTTAAGAGCAAGAGAATTAGACCTTAGAGCACAAGAAAATGCACGAAAAGAACGTGAAGGTAAAGAAAGAATGGATCTTGATCGTATGAGAGCAATGATGAATCAAGAAAATCAAGATGAAAAACTTGAACAGAATGAAGAATTAGCAAATTTAAGAGCTGATACCTCAATTCAAAAAACAATTTTGGGAAAAACTCTTCCAAATACAGATAATATGATGCCAAAAGTAGACATTATAAGGAAAGGTAATTAATAAATGGATAAAAAGCAGAAAAAAGTTGCGAAAGTTATGAGAGAGTTTAAAAATAAGAAGCTTTCTATCGGAAAATCTGATAAGAAAGTAAAAAATAGAAAACAAGCTATTGCAATAGCATTGCGAGAAGCTGGAATAAGGAGAAAAAATGGAAAAACTAGATAAGATACAAGAGATACCATCTGAAATGGAGATGAAAGTTGAAGTTGATCCTAGATCTAAGACTACAGCAGATGGTGCATTCAATGCAATCGCTACAGGCGAAGAAGTTGAAGTAAAAGGCACTAAAAGAATGCTTAGAGAAAAATCTAGAACAGCTAAATGGTACTAACATGTGGTTTCAGGCGATTAAATTAGCCGTTTCTGCTGGAAGTAAAATTTACGCTAACAAGCAGAAGACGAAAATGGCAATGAGTGAAGCACAACTCATGCACGCCACAAAAATGGCTGAAGGTCAGGAAGCTTACCAGGGTAAATTACTAGAAGCTCGACAGTCAGACTGGAAGGACGAGGCAGTTTTGATAATTTTAAGTTTGCCCGTGGTGGTGCTTGCCTGGGCAGTTATATCGGATGACCCATCCGCTATGGACAAGGTAAAATTGTTCTTTGAGATGTTCTCGCAGCTCCCGTCATGGTTCACAAATCTT